GACGATTTACGATACAAGAATCATATGAATTTTACATTGAGGCATTCTGTGGAACGAACTAAGATATATAATGAAGAGAAGTTCACCTACAAAATCTATAAAATAGGATTAAAGAATGGAGTCAATTAACTTGTTAAGACTTAAATCTGGTGAAGATATCATCTGTTACATAGAAAATTACGGTCACGATGAGATTGTTATTCGGGATGCAATGGTAGTGTTCATCAAAACGGATATGAAAACAGGCAATCAAATTGCCATGCTAGATCATTGGTTGCCGGTATCGGTCATCAAAGAAAACGAAGCAATCGTTAAAATGTCCGAAGTCTTGGCAATTATGAATCCAAGCGCAGAGTTTACTGAATACTTTGAGAATTCGGTTGACACTATCAAACAAATCAAGCAAAAGGTATTGGACGAAGAACCCTCGTCATCTGACGATGACGAATTAACTCCAGAAGATATGAGATTGATATTGGCATCGGTTGGACCAACCAACCTAATGCATTAATTAATTTCTTGCAGAGGCTACATATCGGATACTACTCTCTTGTCAAGTGGAAATCAATACTTAGAATGGTGAATATGACTACAACTACCAAAAAACATTACATTAATAATGCCGACTTTTGCAAGGCACTCAGCGAATACAAAGAATCGGTAGCAAAAGCAAAAAAAGAACATCAACAGAAACCAGCAATTCCAAACTACATTGGAGAGTGTTTCATCAAGATCGCAGAAGGGCTTTCACACAAGCCAAACTTCATCAACTATCCTTTCCGAGAAGAAATGGTAGCCGATGGTATAGAAAACTGCCTCATGTATTTCGAGAACTTTGATACCACAAAGTCAAGCAACGCATTTGCATATTTCACCCAAATCATCTACTATGCCTTTCTCCGCAGAATTCAAAAAGAGAAGAAGCAACTATATGTGAAGTACAAGGCAACCGAACAGTTTGGCATTTTGGATGAACATGAACTTCTAGGATACGAAGAGTCAACTGGTCGACAGTTTGAAATGTATGAGAATATTTCCGAGTTCATTGAGAATTTCGAGGAAACAAAAAAGAAAAAGAAGTTAGCAAAAGCGGAAAAAGGCATTGAAAAATTTTTGGAGTAAATTATGAAAATCGGTTTCACTTGTTCTAGTTTTGATTTGTTTCATGCAGGCCATGTTATGATGCTGAAAGAGGCAAAAACACAATGCGATTATTTAATCGTAGGATTACAATCGGATCCTACAGTCGATAGAAGTTGGAAAAACAAACCAGTCCAAACTTTGTTCGAACGGTTCGTACAACTACAGGCCTGTAAGTATGTGGACGAAATTATACCATATACAACGGAAAAAGAGTTGAGGGACATATTGACATCCTATCACATTGATGTTAGAATTGTCGGAGAAGAATATCGTGACCAAAGATTTACTGGTTACGATTTACCTATGTCGGTTTATTTCAACAGCAGGCAACACAGCTTCTCTACCACAGAATTAAGGCAACGTTTAGTTCAGGTCAACGCATCGAAAGCCGCCGACTTAAAACTTGAACCTTTGAAAGAATAATGAAAGTAGCAATAATTACCGATCAGCATTTTGGTGCTCGAAATGATTCAATACATTTTTTGGACTTTTATGAAAAATTTTACAAGGAAACTTTCTTTCCTGAATTAGAGAAGAACGGTATCACCAAATTGTTTATTCTTGGTGATACCTTTGATCGTCGTAAATATGTTAACTTCTATTCTCTACAGAGAGCCAAGCGTATGTTCTTTGACGAATTGGCAGCTAAGAATATTGAAGTGTTTATGTTGGTCGGTAACCATGACACCTACTATAAGAACACAAATGAGGTAAATTCACCTGAGTTGGTTCTTGAGGACTACAGCAACATCAATGTCATTCCTGGACCAAGCGTTGTGTCCGTGGATGGCACTAACATTTTGATGATGCCTTGGATTTGCCCAGAGAATCACGAAGAATCTTTGAACATGTTGAAAACGGCCAACGCCGAAATTTGCATGGGACATTTTGAAATTGCCGGTTTCGCCATGTATCGTGGAATGAAATCGGAAGAAGGACTTGAGCGTGATCTTTTTAAGCGTTTTGATTATACTTTTAGCGGCCATTATCATCACAAGTCTAATTCTGACAGTATCTTTTATTTGGGAAACCCATACGAACTTACTTGGCAAGATTATGGCGACTCTCGGGGTTTTCATCTGTTTGACTTATCTACCAGAGAACTTGAATTTATTAAAAATCCAAATAGAATCTTTCACCGAGTATATTATGATGACAAAGAAACCGATATCAAAACACTATCAACCTTGGATTTGACGCCTTATAAAAACACATATGTCAAGGTTGTTGTTGTCAACAAAACAAATCCATATGTCTTTGATATGTTTATGAATCGGCTGTTTGAAGCTGGCACACTAGATATTACTGTTGCTGAGGACTTCACAGAGTTGGAAGATTTACAAGAAAATGATATTGACCAAGCCGAAGATACGGTATCAATTCTACACAAGTATGTGGAAAACTTGACAACTGATTTGAATAAAGATAAACTTAAAGACTTGATGAAAGAACTTTATGTTGAAGCATTGAATGAAGAAGAATGATTACATTTGAAAAAGTAAGATGGAAAAACTTCCTCTCAACCGGTAATTCTTTTACCGAAATTGACCTGACTCGTTCGACGAATACCTTGATTGTTGGTCAAAATGGTGCGGGCAAATCAACAATTCTGGATGCTTTGACCTTTGGTTTGTTTGGTAAACCTTACCGTAAAATCAATAAGCCGCAACTGATAAACTCCATCAACGATGGCAAGTGTGTGGTTGAAATTGAACTTTCAATCGGCAAAAAGAAATATAAAATCATCCGTGGCATCAAGCCTAATATTTTTGAAATCTATTGTGATGGCAACTTGGTGAACCAGGATGCCAAAGCAACGGACTATCAGGAACACCTTGAGCGTTTCATTCTTAAATTAAACTACAAGTCTTTCACACAGGTGGTGATTTTAGGCTCAGCCTCGTTTGTTCCTTTCATGCAACTATCTGCTTCTGATCGTAGAACAATCATCGAAGAACTATTGGACATTGGCATCTTTTCGTCAATGAATACGATCATCAAGTCACGAATTTCTGGTATAAAAGACAAACAAAAAGATTCTAACTATAAGATTGAATTGCTCAACGAAAAGATTGAGTTGCAAAAACAAAACATCGAAGAGCATAAGAAGAATTTTCAGGCTGAAATTGAAAACAAACAAACTGAAATAAGGAACAATTCCGCATTTGTTAAAAAAACTTTGCGGAACATTGATTTAATTCAGAAGCATATTAGCCAGTTGTCCGATAAAATTTCAGACCACAGCAAAATTTCTTCCAAAAACAACAAGATACTTACACTTCAATCCAAATTGGATGACAATATCAAGAAGCTGAAGAAAGACATTGATTTTTACCAGAACAATGATAATTGCCCCACTTGCCAACAAACTATCGCAGAAGAAACCAAAACTAACCACATCACTACGAAGCATGGTAAGATTAGCGAAATTGACACAGCCAAGCAACAACTGCAAGATGAGTTGCAAAAAGTATGTGATCGTTTGAAAGAAATAAATTCAATCCAAAAACACATCAACGAACACAATTCGGAGATTGTTAAATTGAATACTCAAGTAACAAGTATTAATGAGTATAATACTAAAGTACTACAAGAGATTGAGCGACTTGAAAAAAGTTCGGTTTCAACTGAAACCGACAACGAAAAATTGAAAACACTTGGAACGGATTTAATTGATGCAACACAACTTGCCAATGAACTGGCGATTGAGAAACAATACCACGACTTTGCTGCCACTTTGCTGAAAGATTCTGGTATCAAAACCAAGATCATCAAGCAGTACTTGCCGATTATGAACAAGCTGATTAACAAGTATCTGACAGCAATGGACTTCTTTGTGAACTTCAATCTGAATGAGAGTTTTGAGGAAACAATCAAGTCTCGTCACCGCGATGAATTTAGTTATGCCTCATTCTCTGAAGGCGAGAAGATGCGTATTGATTTGGCATTGTTGTTTACATGGCGGCAAGTTGCAAAGATGAAGAACTCAACAAATACCAATCTGTTGATTTTGGATGAAGTGTTTGATTCTTCACTTGATGGTGTGGGTACAGAAGAATTCTTGAAACTTTTGAACAGCCTAGATAAGAACACGAATGTGTTTGTTATCTCGCATAAAGGTGACCAACTATTCGATAAGTTCCGTTCCGTAATTAAATTTGAAAAGAAAAACAATTTCTCGCAGGTGGCAAAATGAATGACAACTTAGATGTAATTAGAATTAATACCGATGCCTGGCAAAACGATTTAGCCAAAACGACTCAGATTGAACAAGTAAACATTGAAATTTTTCCTTTGGTTCCAGAGACACATCCTGCATTGATGAAGGTGATGCCGTATTTTGATTTTAAAAATCCACCTGTCGATCCAAATAAATTTGCCAGTTCATTAGTTGAGACTTGTAAGAAGCATGGCGCCCTAGGACTTTCGGCAAATCAATGTGGTTATGAATACCGTGTTTTTGTTATGGGTTCAGGTGATAATTATGTCGCTTTTTTTAATCCACTAATCACCTCGGTTTTTGATGGTACCGAAAAGATGGAAGAAGGATGTTTATCTTTTATGGATTTATTCCTGAGCATCGAAAGACCGAAGAGTATTACCGTAATGTATGACGATTATACCGGAACAACAAAAGAAACAACATTTACCGGATTAACTGCTCGTTGTTTCCAACATGAGCTTGACCACATGAACGGAATATTGTATACTCATATTGCAAAGCCTCTGGCGTTACAAATGGCAATGAAGAAGCGTACAAAACTTGCCAATACGCGACGGAAACTTCAGAAACAACTTATGAGTAAAGTGAAAAATGTCTCTAAACAATTGGCCGGAACACGTTAAAAAAGATTGGGAAGTCTGGCGCGAAGCCAATTCCCAAGTCAAGCATATTGATACGGCAGAACTCAAAGATGTTCTAGTCAAGGATTTGACTTATGCATCCGCCATGGATGTAAAAGAATATACTCTCTATCAGAAATGGTGTGAGATTCAGGAAAAATATCCGACGCATACCGATATGTTTGGTGATGCCTCAATGGATAATCCAGAACAAGAGAAATTGATTCGTGAAGTGAAATCTAATATTTGGATTCCACAATCACCTGATGACTTTGAGA